GTTCTCAATCTGCGCAGGATTAGGATTATTGTTAATGCCTTTCCGTTCAGCAATTTGCGACTTGGTTAACTCATCAAGAGTTATGTTAGCTGTAAGTTTCATTATTCTAATATTAACGCTTTTATAGACTTAGATCCATCTATATTCAACTCTAATTCTGCCTTAGATTTAATGCATTTATATTGTATATTTGCTTTTGGTAGTCGAGTAGCTTCTCTACGGTGCTTCAAACAAACAGACATCGATTCCTGGATACGATGCTCTTTGATATCAGGTCCTACAAACATTAAAAGTGCTACAATTTCTGCTATCATTTTTTATAATTATCCAATGTTATTATATCAGGATTTTCCTTCATATATTGTTGTTTTAATACAGTCCAGTAACTAATTTTAGGATCATAATCTCTATCTCCGCTATAAGAACCAGCTGACATTACACCCACTTTCATACACATATTGATTAGCTCTGCAAACTCTGGTGGTGGAGGGCTTATTCTAGGTACTCTTTTACACTCTTTAATAACCTCTAATTGTGTTTTGATTTTCATTTGTTTTTCTTGCTCGGCAATAAATTCATCTGTGCATGCTGTGCCTAAATACTTTCTCCATGTAAGTGTCACTCGTCTATCATCATCAGTTCCTTCATAATTATTACTAGGACTATAATGATTGTAGTTATATTCATCGTCTCTTTGTTCAACAGAAACATCAAAGCTTCCCTGTGCGCAGGTGTTTGTGCCGTTGTTTAAATATTCGTTTCGTGCCTGTGCTGTTGTAGAGAACAGAAAGAATAAAACACTAACGGTTAAGATCTTTAATATCATATGTATGCTCCCTTACTTGATCTGCTAATTGTCTATATAAATTTTCTGCCATCTCCCATGTTGCTTCTGCCGCTGAAAGTCTTGTTTGTGTATCTGTAAGTTTTTCTCTTTGATTTTTTAAATCTCTTTCAATATTTATAAGAGTTTGTTTATTTGCTTCAATTGTATCAGTGAGACTAAGAACGTATCTTACAGACGTAAATGTTCCGGCTAATATTGCAGCCACAACAGGAACAATTACTATATTCTTTTTTACCCATTCAAATTTAGATAATTTAATTTTCTTTTTCATCCTAATACTTTACCTCTGTTTGGGCCATGTTTAATTCTATATTTATGTGTGCCTGTACCATTTATTTCAACCTCTGATTTTAAGTCTCTAATAAACTTCATTTGTTTTGTTTGTTTTTCCATGTCTTCCATGTACTTTAATACTTTTCTAGTGTTTCGATCCATTTGCTCTTACCTTGTCTTTTAATATTTCAACATCTGACAATGCTTTTTCCATTTGTTTTTGTAAAAATTGTATGTTCACTTTGTTGTGCATCATATCTTCAATTCTTTTTTCTATTTTCTCGGTGGTCTTATAAAGATCCTCCAACAACATCAGCTGTTCCTGGTCCACCGGTTTCTGATCTGAGGCCTTAAGTAAATCAGCCTGCATCAGCTCCCGAGATGTCTCTAACGATACTAACCTCGCTGTAAGTTCTGTGTAACCGAGCACGCCCATTGCGACGAGCACGATAAGGCTAGCAACCGTTTTCATCGGCATTTGCACGGAAGCTGATTCAGAAATTTTTAGGGCCATAAATTATTTATAAAAACCTTTGAAAATCCATTCAACCCATTTGTTCCATAAGCCTTTTACTTTTTCCCAAGCTCTGCAACAAACATTTTTACATTTATCAATCATGTTTTTTTTCCTCTATTTCGTAGAAGAACTTATCAGTATCTTCTGTTTTCCATTGACTTGTGTTTTCCACGTTCCATTCAGATGTCTGCACTTTCCAATCTGGAATGTTATCTTTAACTGTAAAAGAAGGTATATCCCAAATACATCTATTGTTAGGTTGTGCTGCATAGTTCCCATCATCTAGGGCTATGATGTGAGCACATTTATGCTCGTGCGGTATCTCTGAATGATCCGTATCTAATATATTACTTTCAGGATGTGCAAAGTCAACAGTAAATAAGTATTCACCATGGTGCCATTTCTTGTCTTTTCCTATGTATTTACCGGCTTGTCCGTCTAAAATATCCCAAGAAGTAACAGCAGGATAATAACTAAAACAATTCCATAACTGTAACTCATCAAGTCTACGTCTAGGAACTTTCTTGACGTCAAAGCCTCTTTGAATGAACGCAGATATCGGTAAACGATAGTAGACAGCTCCATTTTCCATAATACAATGAAAAAGGATACTACGCCCAGTAATAGCCGATAGACCAAATATAATACAGTCTTCAACTTCTCCATGATGTTTCTTAAGGTCATATAGATACTCCCTTCTTATTTGAGCATATGTCATAGGTATGTTTGCATTTAGATAAGCCATAATTATTCCTCATTTTATTTCACCCCAGTTGTCTCCGCTATCGTAGTCAACTTTGTTTGGTACTTGTAGTTCAACTGCTGATTCCATAATCTTAATTATTTCTTCAGCTTTCTTTTCAGAATCAACCGATATATCGACTTCATCATGAATTTGTATGTGTGGTATTATACCATTTTCATATAAAGCTACCATAGATTTTTTTGTCATATCTGCCGCTGATCCTTGTATCAATCTATTCAGGGCCTTATATGTAAAAGCTCTCTTCAGTGGCTCATCATATTCTTTTCTGGCCTGTTCTAGTGGTAGTGGTTTATAGACACCAAAATGTATAGGTTGCCATAAATCAAAATGACATGCTCTACCTAATAAAGTTCTTATCTTACCTCTATCATTTGCTTTACGAGACACGTTATCCATCAAGGCTCTCACAAAAGGTGCTTTCCTATGGTATTGTGCTATCAGTTTTTCTGCTGAGTCTTTCATCAATCCTAGTTCTGCCATAAGTTTGTTTTTACCCATTCCATACATAAGACCCAAATTGATCGTCTTGGCTTGCTTACGTTCTATGCCTGCCATATCTGCTACTACCTGGTGGAAGTCTGCATCACCAGCTCTGTATGCATCAACAATTTCATTTACACCTGGTAATTCTTGTAGCTTTGCATAGTGCACAAGTATTCTAGGTTCTTGTTGTGAGTAGTCAAACGTACCCCATTTACATCCTTCTTCGGGAATGAATATTGACCTAATTAAAGGGCCTAAATCCTTATGTCTAGCAGGTATCTGCTGTAAATTAGGGTTAGACATACTAAATCTACCAGTCACAGTTCCGCCATCATCAGATCTAATTTGATTTATATCTGCATGTATTCTGCCTTTGTGTGAATGTTTTAATATTGTTTCTATAAATGTTGTATGTGCTTTATTTATCTCTCTTGCACTAGCAATCTCTTTCGCTATTTCATGTGGATGATTAGCTAAAAAGTTTTTTGTAAAGCTAGGTTTGTTTGTCTTTGCTGTTCTGTCATATGGTAGTTTTAAATAGTCAAACACTTTTGCAATAGAAGCTGCAGCCCATATCTCCACATCTACATTTGTTAGTTTCTTTATATTATGTAATATAGATTTTTCTCTAGCTACTAGTTTTGCTTTTATGTTGTGTGCTTTCTCTATATCTACACGCACACCTTTAAATCTCATATCAACAAGACAAGGAAACAATTTAGTTTCTAATTTAAATATATCTGTAAGTTCTTGTGCAAACAATTCTGTTTGTAATCTTTGCCATAACTTATATGTAGCTTCAGCATCTTGCTCTGCATACTGTCCAACATACATAGATGGTAGTTTCCATAAATCTTTTTTAGGATCTATCTGCCATGCTTTTGCTGCGGCTTGTAAAACTTTTTCATCTTTACCTTTACCAACATATTGTTTTGCTAGTGAGTCTAACCTGTATGACAATCTGTTTTCATTTATTAATGATGCAGCTATCATCGTATCTACAATCTTACCTGAAATATGCATACCGCATGATCTCAACCAACACACATCATACATTGCATTATGAAATATAAATGTTTTGTTTTCATCTTTAAATAAATCTCTGAGCCAACTGAACACTAATGTTGTATCCATGTTGCCACCGTTTTCATGTCCTATTGGAAAATAACCTGACCAACCTTCCACGGCCAGCGCTACACCAGCAATGTGTCCGTTACCAACCACGCTCCCCGATCCACTTACAGTTAAGTTTGGATCATACGTTTCAAGGTCAACGGCTATCTCTGTGTAGTGAGTTAAGTCTTTTAGTTCGTCCGGCATTACCCATTCGGTTTCCGGTGAAAATAATGGTGGTTGTGTAGTTCTCATTTGTTACTCTTCTTCCAGTTAGCGTAACCTGTTTTCCAATCTTCTCCCTCACCATCAAATTTACACTCACCGGCTATCGCCATGTATGCTGCTGCATCAATGTATGTATCTTCAGTTGGATTACCAAACTTTGTTCTTGCAACTTTTAATAAAGCTAACATTACAGCTGCGTCGTGTGCCGTAAGTTCTTTATCAATATATGCTGACCAAAGTTTTGCTATGTTACCGTGATTAACTACTTTATCTCCATACGTCTTTGCTCTTGGTCCAGAGATAAGTTCTTTTGCTGTTTGTAATGCTTCTTCTGTTTTCATAATATGTAGGCCTTGTTAAAGTCTTTTGGATCTACGATGTGTAACTCTTTCTTTGTTCTTGTTGTTCCAGTATAAAACAATCGATGAAGTTCATCGGGATCATTCTGAAATGTTTCAAGTGCTGAATTAGTTAAGTCCTGTAGAATAAGAACTTTATTGGCCTCTCCTCCTTTTGCTCCGTGTATTGTTGACATTGTTATTCGAGGATTAACGTTTATCTTCTCTCCATTAGCCCTCATATTCCTTATATAGTTTTCTGTGAAAGTATCAAGTCCTTCAAACGAATCGTACCAGACCTTGTCTGTCAGCAAACCATATTTTTCTTTACATTCTTTCAGTGTGTATTTTTCTTCTGAATGAAATAACTTACCCTCTCTAAATCCATCTGCCACATTTGTGCCTAAATATCCGTAGATGTTTTTTATTTCTATATGTGTAAGTTCAGAACCTTTTCTCCATTGCTCCCAGTTCTGTAATGCTAGTAGTAATTTTACGTCTATTGAGTTTCTGTTCTTGTATTTGTAATACCAACCTCTTAATTCACAAAGCTCTTGTACATCTTCCAAAAGATAATTTGCTGTAGCCAAAGCTAGCCATTGTCCTTCAGACATATCAACCTGTGTAAGATCTGAGTATCTTCTTAATATACCTTGCTCTGATCTAGGTTTGTATTTCTTATCAAATCTATTACCAACTTTCTTTATTATATTCTGTGATAGTTCATGTATGGGTCCACCTGGTATTCTAAAAGACTCATCTAATATTTTGATTGTATCTACTTCTTTCTTCAAAGATATAAAATGATCTACATCTGCACCAGCCCACTTAAATATAGCCTGGTCATCATCACCTGCTATGTATGTTTTATCTGTCTCACTCCACATCTGTCTCACCATGTCCCACTGTAGAGAAGACAAGTCTTGTGCTTCATCTATAAATAATACTTCAAAACTTGTTTTGATATCTTTTGTTATGTAATCCAATATAAGATCTGTAAAATCTTTTTTCTTTTTTTCTTCTTTAAATCTTTTTAGTTCTTCAGATAATAAATATAGTGTGTTTCTTTCTATATCTAACATGTTTTGTCTAGAGTCATAGTATTTCAATAGATCCATTTGTTTTACTCTAGCCGTTTCTATTATTGTTAAGTATTCATTATCACAGTTGAATGTTCCATCTTCATTAGAATACTTTGCTGTCTTGATAGGTATGTTACACTTCTTACCAAACTCTTTATAGTCTGCAGGTGACATCATCTTCTCTCTTGTCATACCTAGTTTTTGAAATGCAAAAGAGTGTAGTGTTCTAAAATTTTCTAGATCTGTATCTTTATCTAGTTCAAATTTTTTTGCAGCTCTCTCTGCTGCTTCGTTCGCAGCTTTTCTTGTAAAAGAGAAGTAGCCTATTTGCCTAGGCCGCACTCCTTTTTGTATAAACTCGTCTACCAAATTTAACAGTGTTGTTGTCTTTCCTGTTCCTGGTGGACCTAATATTATTGTTTTCATATTTTTTTATTTTTCTCTCCAATCGTTTTATTTTTGCTTCTGCTATATCTAGTTTTTCTTTTAGTAAACTCCATCTATACTTCCAATTAATTCCAAGCATTAAAAATGTTCCTCCTCATATTTTACTTGTGTTGTGCTTGCTTCTATTTGTTTAAGTGCTTTTATTTTTATAAGCCTTGGTTGTTGCTTCTTGACTCTAACTCTAGACTCTTCAACAAATACATCTAATTGTTTTATTAGATTACCTGTTTTAGTTTTATCTAGTTCCCAGTTATTACGCTTACAAAAATTATAAAAATCATCCATTCTAAAATATGTAAATTCTCTATCAGCATCTGTGTATGGTAGTTTATTAAACACATCATCAATCGTTCTTGCTGATTGTCTATTTGTTGTCCAGTCTTGTAATAAATCTAATATTACATTTGTTGAATCTAAAGATTCTAATGGTTCTATTTCTTGTACGTTTTGTAGTAATGGTTTTAAATAATATTGTTTCCAGTCTTTTGCTTTTGGAAC